GGCATTGGGCAACAAAAGCACTCTTGACCATACCTAGGTTAGGTACTGGTAAAAATAGTTCTATTGCTTTGGTGCAAGCTTCAACACTATCAACACCTAGCGTCTCTTTAATGTGCTGTACTTTACCAAATAAGAAGGCATCATGCTTTTTGACAAACTCTAAACCTTCTGCTTTTTTACCCCACAAAAATCTGGAATTAGAACCTTCTAAGTTGCAATCTTTTATTTGATTTTTGCATGTGCTCAAACCTGCCTGAATTGTAGTAAGCACAAATAATGCCACTGGTAAGACTGACTGTTTTTGTTCGCATATTTCTATGATTGCTTTTGTGTCTCTTTTATACATTTTAGTTAACCTTTCATTCCAAATTCGTTTAAGTAAACTTCTAGAAAAGCTTCTAGACAATCATTTGATTTCAACATGTCTTCAACATCTGCAGTAGACATATAAGATAAGCACATTCTCATTATGCTCTCATAAGTCTCATAGTGGCGTTCAATTAAAACTATTGCGAAATCTCTTGAATTTTGTGTTGGTATCATTTTATTTAAAACCTTTTCTTTTGTTAAAACTGTTAGCAGCTTGATTGCTTAAGAGCACAATAATTGAATTCCAGGTTAATTGCAAAATTATAAAATTCAATCGATTCAATAGGTTAGCAGCGATCAAGAAAATAATTTTTGGTATGCTATCTGGAAACTAAGGGAATATTTACAAGTGATTCGTTTTGAATTGACCGGCAACATGCACGGTTTCTATAGGGGTATATATATACTGTGTAAGCTTGGACTAGGGGTATACATAAAACTTGCTGTATTGCGCTTGCCTCTAAAAGTTTAATGCTAAACGAATAACGTACAATAAATAGTTTAATGTTAAACTACTTTTGCCCTGGATTTGTTCAGTATTAAACTAATTGTAAGGAAAATAGTTCAATATTAAACTATCTAGAGGGGTAGGGGCATGCGCCACGGTGGGGGTATACGTTACGTGTATATGCCTGATGACAGAGATGGGTATTTTCAGTCTGTTAACCACAATTTATTTAAAGTGGTTTACAGTTGAACAATAATTTTGCAGGGATATAACTACTGGTATGAAGCTGTTTAAGAAAAACAACAAGTATTACCTGTTTGATTCCCAGGGAAAGCTGCTAATTATTACCAGGTCAAAGGGTATATGCTTAAAGATTATGGGTAGTAGGGTGTGACATGTTGTCACTTGGGGTGTATTATCCTTGTTTTAACCTTGAAGCGTGTATAACTAATAGTATATACTTACTATAAGTAATACTTTAAGTATTTATTATTAATGATAATTAATTAATATTAATAATATTACCTTAAGTATAACTAATAGTACCTCACTTAATAGTTAACCTTTTGAATCTCCTATATTAATGGGAGGACGGTTTTATTCTACAACTTAATTTTTTTTGTTGTCCATTTTTTTAGAAAATGACTGTTGACTTGTGGAGTACTTTACGTACAACTACACAACACAAGTAATTATCATGAACAAAAGAGTAAAGTACTTTGAGTCTGACTCAGTACTAGAAGAGTTCTACAAAGCTCTAGCTGACAAAAATGAAAACAGGTTAAGAAGGGTACACATACCTCGTTCTGACGTGTTCTATGTTAGAAGAGCTTACTACGAATCTACAGGACACTGGGTTTCTTTAGACAGAATGGAAAGATCTATGTACCTCGAAGGTTTTTTACGTAAGCAAGACGTTCTAGACCCTGACAGAAAAAGAGACTGGGAGTAATACATGGACGGTTTAAAGATACCAGTAGCTCTAGTCTTTGCAATGGCTATACAGCTAGTTGCTTTGGTCTGGTACATAAGCAATTTAGTACACGATATAGAACACTTACAAAACAAAGTATCAGAACAACAACAACAACTAGAACTGTTAAGCCTAGACGTGAATGACCTGTGGACGTTTTGTACTTTCACTGAAAACAAGTGGGCTGAAGCCTACGTTGATGACATGGTGTACCAACGTGTCTGTGGAACTAAAGAAGTTGTGGGGCAATAAATGGTCATAGACTTTGACGTAGATGGTGATGGTAAGATCACAGTAGAAGAAGTAGCTATGAAAGAGCGTATGCTCGAGGTTGAGCTACGAGAAGAGAAAGCTGAGTCGCAAAAGAAGATGGCTTGGATAGCTATGCTGATGATGATTGGTTTCACAGTCGTTTTGTTTACACCCCTAATGTCAGATACACGAGTAGCAGCCCTAGCAGACTTGCTTGGGTTATTTTACATTGCTCAAACAGGTATCGTAGCAGCTTACATGGGAGCTACAGCTTATATGGCAGGTAAGCCAATGGGCAACAAGATAGCAATGAAGAAGGATATGAGATGAGTTTTAGATTAAGCCAGAGATCTCTAGATAGACTAGAGGGTGTCCACCCAGATATGACAGCAGTAGTTGAACGAGCTATCCAACTGACAGACACAGACTTTGGAGTGACGCAAGGTGTCAGAACCTTAGATGAGCAAAAGGCTAACGTAGCTGCAGGAAGATCACAGACCATGAGGTCTAAGCACTTAATTCAACAAACTGGTTTTAGTCACGCAGTAGATGTAGTAGCTTATGTTGGTTCTGATGTTTCTTGGGAACTAAACTTGTACGACAATATTTGTGACGCATTTAAAAAGGCTGCAGAAGAAGTAGGTTGCAGTGTCAAATGGGGAGCAGCTTGGAGTGAAGGAGACATAAGATCTTACCCAGGCAGCGCAGAGGATGCTATGATGGCATACGTAGACTTAAGACGCAGCCAGGGGCGTAGACCCTTTATCGATGCTCCCCACTTTGAGTTGATGTAATGCGATGGCTAATCCTAACTTTATTCTTATCTGGTTGTGGTTTGAGTACTCTTCTGTCGCTAGGAGGATCAGACGGACCTACAGTAAATTCTAACGCACAGATAGGTGCTGAGAACAGACAAGCTGTAATGAGTGTAGAGCAGAGCGAAGAAATCTCTGCAGGTAGAGATGTAGTACAGACTGAGATAATAAAAGAAGTAGAGACAGGAACTGTGGAAAACTTAGACATCATCAACACCAACATACCTCCTTGGGTTATTCTGTTACTAATTTTAGGTTGGCTCTTGCCAACACCAACAGAAATGATTAGAGGTGTAACAGATTTTGTTTTGAGACTGTTTGGAAGAAGAGATAATCCGAAGTACGACAGGTACAAGTAAATGGCTGTACCTGAGCGTGTCAAAAACAAAATGAAAGATGTTGGCCTCAAAGGTGTCAACAAACCGCAAAGGTTAAATGATAGTAGTGATAAATCACATCATGTGATGGCATCTGAAGGAGGCAAGTACAAGTACATAAAGTTCGGGCAGAAAGGTGTAAAGACAAACCAGACTGCAGGACAACGTGAAGCTTTTAAATCGAGACACGCAAAGAACATTTCAAAAGGTAAAATGTCAGCAGCGTATTGGGCAGACAAAGTTAAATGGAGTGCTTCTAAAACAAAATCTCCTTCTAAGAAATGGGTTAAAGGATCATAAGATAATGAACAAAAAAGAAATAATTATTTTTACGGCATGGGTAGGTTTAGCTACTGTAATGGCAGCTTCATCTGTTTACGCAAAAGATTTCTCAGTAGCAGGTCAGACTGTCTCGTTTGGAGCAGCATCTGATTTAAACTACACAACTGGTTCAGAAGACTGGGAATGGGAAATGACACCATCAGCAGGTTTGTCTGCTATGGGTATTGGCTTAACGATGTCTACTGACATTGATATGCTGACCCTTGACGAAGGAGACATCTTTCAAGGCTTAGACTTTACAGCAGACTACACTGTACCTAGCACAAACATTAGTTTATATACTGAAGTATCAACAGACACAGACCTAGAGTTTGGTGATGTAACAGTAGGGGCTACGGTCAGTTTCTAATGTGGATAGCGTTCATGCTCCTCTGTACTGGACCTTCTGCATTAACTTGCGAAATAATGGCTAAGACAGAAGCAACATTTCCTACAGAGCAAGCATGTGCTCAAGAAGCATTAATAGTAGCTAGGTACTTTCAAGAACAAGGGTATCTAGCAATACCAGATTGTAAAAAAATAAACATGGGAGTTTCATTATGAGAATGGTAAGATGGATAGGAAGATACTTAAAAAGAGTAGCTTGTGCACTATTAAACATTAAATGCGGTGCAGACTGTAACTGTAAGGCTTAAAGCTTATGAAAAAGAAATCCACTGTAAATAAAGCAGCTAACTACACAAAACCTAGCATGCGTAAAACCTTGTTTAACTCGATTAAAGCAAGTGGTAAAGGTGGAAACCCAGGTCAGTGGTCTGCTCGTAAAGCTCAGATGTTAGCTAAACAATACAAAGCTAAAGGTGGAGGATACAAGACTTGAAAGCTCCTCAAAAATCTCTTAAGAAATGGAGTCAACAGAAGTGGAGAACTTCTGATGGATCACCATCTAAGGGTAAGAAGAGGTACTTGCCTGATAAAGCATGGAAAGCTTTAAGTTCTGAGGAAAAGGCTGCTACTAACAAAGCCAAAGCCGCAGGAAACAAAAAAGGAAAACAGTTTGTTACCCAACCAAAAGGTGTAGCAAAAAAAGTAAAACCCTACAGAGCTAGTAAGGGAGGCCTAGCTAGAAAGAAAAAATAAAATATGTCGTTTCTTACTAGCAGTATACCGTACTTCAAAGCTTGGGTACGTAGAGAATACACAAAGAACTTAGAAGATTACCACGGAGAGTTCTTACACGCTATGGTAATTGGTGTAACCACCATGCCAAACAGAACTCTGAGTTTCCAAGTTATCTTCACAGGTTGTGAATCAGATTTTGATGACTCACTTAACGTACATGGTGGAGCAATGTGGGCAAGGATGCCATTGACTGCACTTGTAGCAGATACTCCTTTAGAGGAGTGGCCTACAGAGTTACCACCGTACTTAGCACAACCCTGGGATTGTATGTCTCATACTCACTCAGTACACAAATTAGAAAGAGCCTCACCTGCTCCTTGGATAGCAAAGATAGATGGTGAGTTTTATCCTGCAAAGTATTACTTCACTGTTGACTACACAGACAACGAAGTAGCAGATGACCCTGCACAACATAAACAATCTCATGTCTTGGAGTTGTTAGACGCAGGAGAATACACAGGTAACATGGTTGCGTTGCCCAATAATAGAGTGAGAGTAACTCACCCTGCTTGGTTTGAAACTGGTGAAGGTGCTCCAGACTTTAAACCAAACCAGAACATATATAACTCAAAAGAAGACGTAGACTATGTATGGGATACGCAACGAGTCTTTAACAATTTGTACAGTATTAATAGTGAGGAAGAACAATGAAAAGCATGAAGAAAAAAGGTTACTCCAAAGGTGGAGCTAACATGAAGAAAAAGGGTTACGCAGCAGGAGGATTAAAAGCTCCTAGTGCATCTCAGTCTGGTCTTAAAAAATTACCTACAGCAGTTCGTAACAACATGGGTTACATGAACCAAGGTGGTATGCCAAAGAAAAAGAAAGCTTATGCTAAAGGTGGTAAAGTTGCTATGTACAACGTAGGCGGCATGGTTAAATCTTCTGGCGAAATCAACACTGGTATTGCTAGACCTAAAAATACTTACAAGTAAAAGGATAATACAATGGCTTCTTACAAAGATTATAAAAGTATCTCTGCCGCTAAAAAAGCAGGATCAATATATTACATGAATAAACAAGGCAAGAAAATGCTTGCTGTAACAAAAGAAGATTTAGATTCTTGGAAGAAAAAAAACAAAGGTAAGTACAAAGGTTCTGCTCTTACAGCTTGGGCTAACGCAAAAGGTAAAAACATTAGTGGTGCTCCATCATCTTCAAAGAAACCTAAAGCACGTCCAGGTTCAGAAAAGGATGTTATCACAGTTGAAAAACTACCTCCTGCTTTTACTATTAAGACTAAAGGTGCTCAAGCTAAAGAAAGCATTGGAGAGCGAGAGTCTAGATCTAAGCAAGTAGACAAAGTTAAAAAGGTTGCTGAAGAAGGTTTAGCAAAAGCTACTAAGTTTGATGAATGGTACAAAAAGAACGGAAGTGATTACAAAAATAGAGCAAGAGCTATGGAAGCTTATAAGATGGGTCCAGGCAAGACAGAAGGTACTAGGTACGGAAACTCTAAAGGTAGCTTACAAAAAAAGAAAAAAGGTTATGCTAAAGGTGGAATGATGGACTATCGTACAAAAGGAATGTTTTACGGTGGTGGTATGACTAGGAGAACTAGCAGATGAAACTAGAAGGTGACAAGATAGTAGATCAATACGGAGCAGTTCTTGGTGAACGTATTCACGGAGAGTGGCACACTAAAGATCCTGCTGTCTTAGAGTTTATTATGAACCAAGGAAAACCTGAACCTGTAACAGATGTAGTAGAACAAGAGAGAGTACGTGCTCGAAATGAAAGGGGTCATTACGTAAAGGATGATCCTTCTACTCCTGATGTTAACGAAGCATGGACTACAAAAACTAAAGGCAAGTCATAACGGGGTTGCATATTTGTCACTACTCTGGTATAACTACTTGTATATAACTATCCTCACCCAGTTAGGGCTAACAAATACAGAGGATAGAAAATGTTTAAAAGAATCTTTAACAGAATAGTAGAGGCAAGAACAGAGTCAGTAAGACGTAAGATTGCACGTATACAACTTAGTAGAATGACTGACAGAGAATTAAAAGATTTAGGTATTGGTAGGCACGATATAGAAAGAGCCATACTCTATGGTAAATCTATCTGAAAGAATCAAATAATTTTATTGATGATAGTAGGGGTACTTTGGGAGGAGGCTCGTTATCGATCCAGTTACAATTATCGGTGGAGCTACCGTAGCTTTCAATGCTTTGAAGAAAGGTTTCCAATTCGGAAAAGATCTTCAAGAAATGGGTGGTCAACTAAATCAGTGGGCTAGTAGCATGAGCGACTTGTCCTACTTAGAACAAAAAAATAAGAACCCCCCTTGGTGGAAAGCTATGGGAGGTTCTGTTGAAGCAGAAGCTTTAGAAATATTCACGGCTAAAAAGAAAGCTGAGGCCATGCGAAAAGAGCTAAAAGACTGGATCAGTTTTACGTATGGGCCATCGGTTTGGGATGAGCTTGTAGCCACTGAAGGTAGAATACGTAAACAAAAGAAAGAGCAAGAGTACCGTAAGGCAGAGGTACAAGAAGCAATAATTACTTGGGGTATCTCAGGTGTTCTTCTTTCAGTAGGTGCAGGAACTCTAGGTTTTATAATTTATATGGTGGCATAATGGTAAAAAACTTAACAGAGAAACAACAGAAATTCCTCGATGTTTTATTTGAAGAAGCACAAGGAGATCCTGTGCAAGCAAAAAAATTAGCAGGTTACTCTGACGGTGTTGCTTCTACACAGATAGTAAATAGTCTGACAGATGAGATAGCAGATCTAACAAAAAAATTCATAGCACAATCATCAACAAAAGCAGCGTATACTATGTTTTCTGTTATGGCAGATCCTACAGATCTAGGTGTAAAAGAAAAGATGTTAGCAGCAAAAGATATTTTAGATCGTGCAGGTTTCACTAAAACAGATAAGGTAGAAGTAAAGTCTGCAGAGCCTTTGTTTATTTTACCTGCGAAAGATAATGAGTAAGAGAGCATCAGAAGCAGACCACCCAACCAAAGTTGATTGGCAGATACCACTACAAGGAAAACTAGGAGAGTGGTATCCTGTCATAAGAGTAGGAAGACACGTACCCTTTGGTTATGAGCAGGATAAAGAAGACGATATGCTTCTTATTCCTATCCCTGAAGAACTAGAACTTTTAGAAAAAGCAAAGAAGTTTCTTAAAGATTACAGTGTAAGACAAGTAGCTAAGTGGTTGTCTGATCAATCTGGTAGAAGCATCTCACATGTAGGGTTATATAAACGTGTCAGAATGGAAGAAAAAAGAAGGCGAGCATCTTCTAACTACAGGCAGTATGCCAAAAAATACAAAGAAGCGGCAAGGAAAAGCCAGAAGATCGAAGAAGAAAGACTTGGTGGAAAACACACCAGAAGTCTTGACGCAGATGAGGGCTACATCAAACTCGAAAGAGGGGAGTGTTGCCCCTTCTGTGGTCAAACAAGAAGTAATATTTGAACCTAACCCTGGACCACAGACTAGGTTTCTAGCAGCTACAGAACAAGAGGTACTATATGGAGGGGCAGCAGGAGGTGGGAAGTCGTTCTCGTTGGTTGCTGATCCAGTTAGATATTTTACGAATCCACATGCACGAATGCTACTTGTTCGTAGGAGTACAGAAGAGCTACGAGAACTTATTTCTGTAAGCAAACAACTTTATCCAAAGGCTGTGCCAGGAATAAAGTTCATGGAAAGAGATAAGACTTGGGTAGCACCTAACGGTGCAACACTGTGGATGTCATACCTTGATCGTGATGATGATGTTATGAGATACCAAGGACAAGCCTTTAACTGGATTGGCTTTGACGAACTTACACAGTGGCCCTCAGATTATGCTTGGACATACATGCGTTCAAGACTACGTGCTACAAGAGCCAGTGGGCTTCCTCTTTATATGAGAGCCACAAGCAACCCTGGAGGTCCAGGACACCAATGGGTAAAAAAAGTTTTTATTGATCCCAATACACCAGACGAATCTTTTTGGGCAACAGACGAAAACGGAGAAGTAATAAAGTGGCCTAAAGGTCACACAAGACAGGGTGAACCTCTCTTTAAAAGAAAGTTTATTCCTGCTACGTTATTTGATAATCCCTACCTTTCTGAAGACGGTATGTACGAAGCAAACCTTTTGTCTTTACCAGAACATCAAAGAAGACAACTACTTGAAGGGGATTGGGATATAAACGAAGGTGCAGCCTTCCCAGAGTTTAACAGGCGTATTCACGCAGTAGATCCTTTTGACATACCTAGTAACTGGACTCGATTTAGAGCTTGTGACTACGGATACGGATCTTATACTGGTGTGGTCTGGTTCGCAGTTGCTCCAGGGTCTGAACAGCTAATAGTCTACAGAGAGCTATATGTTTCTAAAATAATTGCTACTGATTTGGCTGACATGATCCTGGACATTGAAGACGGAGAAAAAGTAAGATACGGAGTTCTAGACTCCTCTCTCTGGCATAATCGTGGAGACACTGGACCTAGCCTAGCAGAACAAATGATTATGAAAGGTTGTCGTTGGAGACCATCTGACAGATCAAAAGGTTCTAGGGTAGCAGGTAAAAACGAGATACACAGACGATTACAAGTGGATGAATTTACGGAAGAGCCAAGGCTTGTTATATTTAATAACTGCACAAATCTTATCTCTCAACTACCGTCTATACCTTTGGATAAAAGAAACCCTGAAGATGTTGACACTCACTCAGAAGACCATTTGTATGACGCACTTAGATACGGTGTGATGACACGTCCAAGAAGCAGCATATTTGATTTTGATCCTGCTTCTCAAAGATCTGGATTTCAAGCTTCAGATCCCACTTTTGGTTATTAAGGATTTCCTATGGAAGAAGATGATATTTTTGACTCAGATGAATTATCAATGGATGAAGATACGTCTTCATATATAGAAGATACTGAAGACAACGAGAGCCGTAGTGATCCTGCTACAGGTACTATCGTAGGTTTCGTAGAAGACAAATATAGTAAAGCTGACAAAGCCAGATACTCTGACGAACAAAGATGGATTAAATCTTATCAGAACTACAGAGGTATCTACGGTCCTGACGTACAGTTTACTTCCACAGAAAAATCCAGAGTATTTGTAAAAGTAACCAAGACTAAAGTTCTTGCAGCTTACGGTCAAATTGTCGATGTTTTATTTGGAAGCCACAAGTTTCCTATTTCAATAAACCCTACTAAACTTCCTGACGGTGTAGCAGAGGCTGTACACTTTGAAACAAACCCTCAAATAAAAGAAGCTACTTCACAAGGTCTTACTCCTGATGATACAAAGTTACAGCCTGGAGAAACCATAATTGATCTAAGAGAAAGACTAGGGGGTTTACGTAATAAACTAGAACCTGTTCTTGACGATCTTAGAGAAGGTGAAGGACAAACACCATCACAACCTAGTTATCATCCTGCTATGGTAGCAGCAAAGAAAATGGAAAAGAAAATCCATGATCAACTAGACGAATCTAACGCAAGCAAACAATTGCGTAACACAGCCTTTGAAACTGCTCTGTTTGGTACAGGCATAATGAAAGGCCCATTTGCTCTTGATAAAGAATACCCTAACTGGGATGATCAAGGCAACTACTCCCCAATGTACAAAACTATTCCTCAGACTTCCAGTGTAAGTATCTGGAATTTTTATCCTGATCCAGATGCGAACAACATGGATGAGGCTGAGTACGTTATTGAACGACATAAAATGTCTAGGTCACAGATGAGGTCTTTAAAGAACAGACCTTTCTTTAGAGCTAACTCGATTGACACAGCAATTGAAATTGGTGAGTCCTACTCAAAAGAGTGGTGGGAACAGGTTATGGAGGATGCTGACCAAGAGACTAAAGCAGAACGTTATAACGTCCTTGAGTTCTGGGGTTATGTTGATACTGATATTTTAAAAGATCACGATGTAGATATTCCAAAAGAGTTGAAAGATCAGGATCAAGTATCAGTTAATATCTGGATTTGTAACGGACAAGTATTACGACTTGTAATGAATCCGTTTAACCCTGCTATCCTTCCTTACTATGCTGTACCATACGAAATTAATCCTTACAGCTTCTTTGGTGTAGGTCTTGCTGAGAACATGGATGACACTCAAACACTCATGAATGGCTTCATGCGTATGAGTGTGGACAATGCAGCATTATCAGGTAACTTGCTTATTGAAGTAGACGAAACTAATCTAGCCCCTGGTCAGGATCTAACAATGTACCCTGGCAAAGTCCTGAGAAGAATGGGGGGAGCACCTGGACAGGCTATCTTTGGTACTAAGTTCCCCAACGTAAGCAACGAGAACATGCAGATGTTCGACAAAGCAAGAGTGTTAGCAGATGAGTCAACAGGTTTCCCTTCTTTCGCTCATGGTCAAACAGGCATACAAGGAGTGGGTCGTACTGCTTCTGGTATTTCTATGCTTATGTCTGCTGCCAACGGTAGCATACGTACTGTTGTTAAAAATATAGATGATTATTTATTATCACCACTAGCAAAAGCTTTCTTTAGTTTTAACATGCAGTTTGATTTTGATCCTAGTATTAAAGGTGATCTAGAAATTAAAGCTGAGGGTACAAACTCTTTGATGGCTAACGAAGTTCGTAGTCAAAGACTCATGCAGTTTCTTGGTGTTGTTCAGAATCCTGCTCTTGCACCTTTCGCAAAAATGGATTATATTATCAGAGAGATTGCAAACTCTATGGATCTTGATCCTGACAAAGTTGCTAACTCAATGACAGACGCAGCTATACAAGCTGAGATCTTAAAGAAATTTCAAGCAGAAAATCCACCACCTCCACAGGCAGCACCACCACAACAAGGAGCACCTGCAGGAGCACAAGCACAAGATACTCAAGGATCTGGTGGTGGGCAGATAGGTACAGGCTCTGTTCCTACCCCAGGTGAGCCTGGATTTACTGCTAACACAGGACAAGGACAAGGATGAACTTAAAACCTTTAGTAAACGACAACAAACTATGGAACTCGTTTAACGAAGAACTGGATCGAAGACTTAACTACGTTCACATTCAAATAGAACAAACGTTAAAACCAGATGACTTATTTAGACTACAAGGTGAAGCAAGAGCACTACGTAGATTAAAACTTTTAAGGGATGAAGTGAATGGTGCTGAACATACAGGGTAATCAGACTGAACCTGAAACAACTATTGGGCGTTTTGGTCTTGAGAAAAAAGATCCTACGATAGGTATAGATCTTCCTGACGGTCTTTACGATCAAGTTGATACTTACTTAGATTCTGCACAATCTAGTCCAGATGCTTTTTATCCTGAACTACCATCAGAACCATCAACAGAACCTAGTGTCATATCACAG